CTTGATCACCTATTTCTATCTCTGATGAAATAGCAGAAGAAGCTGCTCCTAATATAGCCATACCTAGACTTGGTTGTACACCACGTTGAACACTTCTAATTCTTTGTAACATCTGAGCGTTTAATCCTAGCTTCTGTACTTCTATGTCATCAAAGATAGCATTAACTTGTCGAGTGTAGATATCAAGTCCCTTGAGTTTATCAGACTCAGCTTGCGAAAGTTTTATAGCTTCTGTTTGACCTGCTAAACCAGACTCACCACTAGCCGTTATCATAGTACCTTCACGTTTTAAAGCAGCTATAACTAGGTCTTGCTTTTTCTGTGAATATTGATCGCTAATTTGAACAGCACGTTTTTGTAAACCTTGTATTTGCAGGTCTCTAGCCTGTGCTGAATTAATTCTGTTTTGTAAGTAGTAAGCTTCTTGTTGTTTAGCTTTATTAGAAGCGTCTATAAAACCGCCTATTCCTTTAGCGATTGATAGTGCTGTCATAATACCCATATTATATCCTCACAAATTCTAAAAAGGTCTTGTTACCAACACCCCACGTGTCATGTCTCTTAATGAATACGCATCCTATATACTTTAACCAATTCACTGCTTCTGTATACTCAGCGTCACAAGCATTGGTTAATACTGGATACTTCTTGTTTAGCCTGTTAATCCATGGCAGAGATTCACGTGCAAATTGACGCCAACCTTTTTTTAGTGGAGGGGCTGTAAGTAGCCAAGGCATACCTGTCATATCGTCTATACCAACTATACCATACATACCAGCTAGTTCATTTGTTTCTGTTACTACAATAGTCCAACATTCTTCTGAGTGATCAAAGCCTTCTTGTAATGCTACCTTAACACTACCATGTGAGGCTAGTACTTCCTGTGTATCTTCTGGTCTTAGGTTTGTTGCCAGATGATCTACATCAGCCTGTACACTTGCTCTCACATGTAGTGTCATTATAGTCTCCTTGAACGTAGGACGTAGAACCCTTCCCACTCTGCTGATTGGAAGATGCAGGGTAGAGGGTTATCACTTTCTAATACAATACTTACTGAACTAGATTTACCTAACACACCAAAACGGTATGTACCAGACTCAATAGCAGCACGATTAAGTATGTTAGCACCACTACCTACCACACGGCCTGTAAAGGTACGCACATATGGTGTACGTTTAAGAGGCGTTACAGTTACATTAAAAAAGGCTGTATCATTATAAACAACAGCATAGTTTCTTAATTGTAATTGTCCAGTAGTAATAGGTTTGTTATCTTGCTTTAGTACAGGCTCAGAGAATTGGTATTTAAAGGTAAACGGAATACCAGCAAAGACTTTCTCAGAGTTAGCTAACTTTGCAGCTACCTCACTAAGTAAAATAGTTTTTCCTGTTTGATCTACATATATTACATTAGAGTCTACATAAGGTATAGTAGTAAGTCCACCTGTTTCTAACATTACTCGTCTATCTAAATGAATAGAAAAGTTACCTGTAGTATGAACTGTAGCACTATCAACAGACAAATTAATCTTTTCTAAGAACAAGTTGTTACTACGTCTAATTAACAAAAAGATATCTGCTCTGTTAAAAGATACACCTATTACATCACCATCAAATACCCAACGTGACCATGAAGACTGTAGTTTTTCTCTACCACTCCAGTAATAACGATAAACATAAATAGCTTTAGGATCATCAGTAGACTGTGCAATAAGCATATCTTCATTAGAGGATGTTTGTATATTTGTTACAACACCTTTAAGATACTGAGGTACATGCGCTGTAATTTCTGTAGCATCATTGACATCAGTATCAGTGTCTACAAAGTATTCCCACATACCTGAAAAGGCACCACGATTAGAAGAGAAGTATACATACTTACCAGCCTGTGATGGCTTGGCTACAAGACTAGCTTCAAACTCAGTAGTACTAGCTACATTAATAGTTTCAGGGGTAAGGATAGGATCAGCAGTAACTTTGAACTGTGTTAGATCAGAGAAAAGTAATAGTGACTCGTTAAAAGGTACAGCATGTTTAAGGATACTAACTTTGTTAGAAGACACTGCTACGTCAATAGGGTCACTATCTACAAGCGCAAGTACTGACTTACGGAAGAAATCAAAATCTACAAACTCACCTGCTCTAGCAAAGATAACATTTTCATCAGCTAGTAAACCTAGTCTGTTACGATGAAAGAAAATATCAGCAATAGTATAACCTACAAAAGAGGGGAAGGGGTTTGTATCATCGTTACCTACTTGACGGTCAGCATAGCTAACTTCATCAAACTGAAAGTCACCACTAACTAATTTTGATAACTTATGTGGAAGGGTAGTAGCATCTAAGTCAATAAGGGTATTAGGTTCTGTTGTTTCTTTCCACACACCGTCATTAAATTTAACATAGTAATCATCTTGTGCTTTTTGGTTATCGCCTGATACCTCAATAACAAAATCATTTGGTCCCTCAACAGGAAGCTTTTTAAAGTCTGGTGTTTCATCCTTGAATACAAGAAGGTGTTCGTTACCATGTGAGTCACCTACTTCTACTTGGAAGTCTGTGCTATCAGTTGACTGAATGTGTAATACTGAGCCATAACGAGTAATTGTAATACCTGAAATAGCACTAGCATCAGTAATGTTTTCATAAAGATTAGTGTCTACAGCAGTAGCTGAAAAAGTATCTAAGTTTTCAGCAATCAAGTCAGTAGATGCACCACGTTCTGCATTTTGTGTCTCAGGAGTAGTGTCTTGTGTTGAGGACTTTGTAGCAAATTCTACTGTTTCTGTTGTTCCACTTTTAGTAATCTTTAAACGATATGTAGAAGAATAGTCAGCCTGACGTACATATACTAATGCCTCAGGGTTACGTGTAGGACTTGTGGCAGTGCCTTGGGCTACTGTTGTATTCTTGTTTACAATAAAGGTTGTATCTGCAATAGATACAGCAGCTAGCTCTAAGCTAGGGTTAGTCAATCCTGATAAATAACTAGCAGCGTTATTGGTAACAGTCTTAGATACACCATCTTTGTCAAACACCCTGATAGTACCAGCCGTATCTACCACCATAGAGTAGAACTCATTCTCATCCCTACGGATAGTATGGATAAAAGCTTTATCCAGATCAGAAATAGTACCTAGATCAGCAACATGCTCAGAACTAGGACGCTTAGACAATCCTGTTACCACGCTAGACAGAGCGTTCTCTTGTAGTTCTGCTTGTGTAGCTAGACGTAGTGATGGTGGCTGTTGTGATACACCATTAATAAGGTTAGGGATAGATTGACTGATGAGTGCCATTAGATTGTTCTCCGTCCCTGCCTATCAATAATGCTAAAGGTATCATAGTTGTCAAAGATGTTATGATCATCAGCAGCTTTATCAAAATCTTTTAATTGTACTAAAGCCTGTTCTTCATCTTTTTCTTGGAAAGTGTGCAATGTGTTAGAACCTACTACACGATCTTGAAATATACGAGTAGCGCGTAGTACAATATAACGCTTTGCTACTTCTGGTAAATCATCAAATATTAACTGTATTACCACATCAAGGGCAACATCCGTACTAATAATAAAAGTGTGATTAACTCTGTCGTACATTTTTAAGCCACGCTGCACAAGATTAGGCGCGTTAGCTTTTAGTGTGGCATCTGCTCTAAGAATATCAGCAGGTAAAATTATCTCACCTGCCACTGTCTTAGCAAAACTTTTGTTTAATTCTGTGTTAAAGTGCCAGCCCATAGACTGTACTTCTCTGTCAATAGTATTTAAAATACTTTCTGCAATCTCAGCTTCAACTAGTCCTGATGATAAACTACTAACTGGTGCCTCACCAATGGCAGATAGCATTGTATTGACTGCATCTAATTTACTTGTTCCTGCCATTTAACTACCCTTTACCCATTTCTTAGACGATGATTTTGTTTTAGCTGGGTCCCATTTAGTTTTTGCAGCCCAATATGCTGCACTCGTTTCGCCTTTAGCAATATTCTTTTTATGGCGATTCTCAAATGCTTGGCGTTGACCTACTGTTTGATTAGTCTTAACACCCTTTTGTCCATACCTAATCATCTTAGGCTTATCTTTAGTACCTATTAACACCGCATGAGACTTAGAGGCATTGGGCGTTCTTTTAGGTATCCGCAAACCCTTAAAGGTTTCTCCTGCGTGTGTAATAGCCATACTATTCTCCAAAGTAAAAAAGGGAGTAGCCGTTAAGCTACCCCCAATATTCTTAGACCTCTACAAGACCAATACATGATGCAGGACGCAGGACGTTGTGTCCCATTGCGTACTTAGCAACCATGAGTGTGCCTTGACGGTTGATCTGGTACTCAGACTCCATGCCCAAGTCAAGAAGCTTGACAGTAGCAACAGCTTCTGGTGTAAAGACAAAGCCACGTAACTTAGCAGCTTCTGCAACCATGTCGCGTCCATCTACAGCAGCAGTTGGAAGGTCATAGTGAGTAGTGCGTCCAGAACCAGCAGTGTTTGCTAGTGGCTGGTTGTCGTTTGTCTTACCTTCATCAGCATTACCTGTGGTAAAGTTCTGATACAGGTTAGTTACATCAGCATGGTTTGACATGATTACAGGAATACCTGCAATTGACGGAACCATACCTGAAGCAATTGAACCGTTACCACCAAAGTCTTGGTTCATGTATGTCAGCTTTGAGCCATCAGTTACATCCATCAGTGCATAGTACTGTGCTGGTGGAAGGACAACTACAGCGTTGTCTGATGGTACGTTAGCAATGTCCATTGTTTTCTTGGCATCAAAGACTGCCTTAGCAAGCTTTGCTGGATCAAGAGAGTCAGCAGTAGCTGTACCAATGGTGACATTTGAAGTAAAGTCTTCTTCAGTGAAAGCTTTGTAGTCTTGAATAAGACCAGCAGCGGCTGTTGCGTTAGTTGACAGCGCAGCTTTAACAAGCATACGAGCTACGTTACGGTCTGCTTCGTTAGCTAGTGCAATACCAGCTTCCTTTGAGTAGATTGAACGTACATCGTAGTGGTTGATAGCTTCATCAATGTTAGCAATGAACTGGCTTGAGATAAGCAAGTCGTCAATTGTGACGATACGCTCACCTGCACGAATTGAACCACCTGTGATTTCGTTGCCAGGGGTCAGGTATTCAGCAGTTGCACGGCCTGTCATTGGGAATGAAGCAGACTTACCTTTTGAGATTGTGCGAGTACGCACTTTATCCATAAGGACTTTCTTTTCCTCATAGGCTGTTAGGACTTCTCCTGCATACAGCTTGAGAAACAGGTCACGTACGTCACCTGTTAGGTTATTCTGGCCTTGAAAGCTTACGCTATAGGCCGGATTTGAAGCGGCTTGTGCCATTTTAAATTACCTCTTAGTAATG